TATTCGACATGGCATATTTACGGAGATACTCCTGTGATCGATTCGGGATTCTTTGTCAGCTTTGCGCTTTCATCTTCTTGAAGCAACACGCAAAAGCAATTGAAGTGATTTAAAGGACTTACTTTATTCCAAATTGAACTATTTACAGGTGCTGTAAGTCCGTCCAATGGTCTACAGATAGCGCATGCATCACCAATAGCTGAATATCGAAGGTTTGGCATAATATCCTTTTGTCTGTCTATTTCTGCCCACTTAGATGCCATTTGAGCCTGACCTATTGCTGTATTGTATTCTGTTTTACCCCAATCATCATTCCAGGTGCTAAACTTTTCACGTCCTAGCTTGTTGAACTCTCGTGATGTGCGCACCTTGCCATTTTCATCAACGAGTAATGAGCTGATCTCTTTTACTTCTTGATACGTTTTAGCAGCACCAAACATGTAAACGTTTTCAGTTAGGTTTTTCAATAGGTCAAAGTCTTGTGTTGATACATTTACCAAATTACTACCAAACCCCTTGAATACTCCCTTCTTTAGATGGTCAGTGATGGCCACATACAAATCATCAGGTAGATTATACATTGTTATTCTACCATCTTCAATGCCATGAAGGAAATTGTCGATTTGTTTGGATGTGTATTTCAATTATTTATAAAGCTCTTGAAGTTTATTTTGAATATTTTTATTGAAAGTCTTATCGTCAGGCTCGGGTGCTTCTGCTTCTGTAGTCGGGATGCCTGTTTGTTCCTCAAAATATTTAGCATCCATTTTTAAACCACCTTGTGCCATGATTTGAGATATTTCAGCAATGGTTTTATTGCTTGCATTGGTTTTAGCTTTCTTTTCCTCCCTTTCATCGTTGTTGCTATAGCTGAATTTTGCACCTTCGGGAATGCTGAAGCCTATCTGTCTAAGTTTAGGAAACAATTGATTATTAACTATGTTTTCAATAACAGCTCCATCGCTTATTTTGATTTCTTTAAGTGATTTTGATGCTGGGGATTCCTCTCCATCATTGCCTAACTTACCGGGTATAGAATCTAATGCATCAGCATGGCCAAGGATTAATTTACTAATCTTTGCTTCACATCGCTTTTCAAGATTATCGTAAATCTGATATCCTGACGCACCTGTTGAATTTTGGATGTATTCAATTTCTTCCTCCATGTCTGTTACTACCCATCCAGCAGAACCCATAGCAGACAAAGAATCAGCAAACGCTTGTCTTTCGTCTTCCTCTGTCTTATTGGTTTTGCCATGTCGTAAAGGCATTCCAAATAATTCAGCAGCAGTCGCATTAGCACCTATCAAATTTCTACAAATGATTTCATACATGGCTACTTTGTACAGTAAGCCATAACCGCATCTTGAATGGCCATTTTCGCTTGGGGTGTCTCCGTAAATATGCCATGTCGAATAAGGTTCTTCCATGAACTGATCGCCAGTGAGCATATATGGGAACGATGCAACATTAAGCCTGTCAGGACTTACATTTTCCCTTTTGATAAGTGTCATTTCTGGGAAATTACTATCAATGCAATCACCTAATGACACCAATGAATAACCGTAAAATTGAGCATCGAGCATGTACGACACGAGGTCAGCAAACCACTTTGATTTAAGTATTGTTTCTAAATCTTCACTTTCTTTGTCATTTACCTTTACTTCAAAATCTCTTTGTAATGTCAGTTTCTTACGCTTATCCATACATGAGAAAACATGACCATTAAGGACCGTGTCAGCAAATAATATTTGCATTTTCACACGATGTTGGAAATATGCTTGCTCTGCTTCTTTAATAGCATCACGCCAGCTCTGCACATCTTGTCTGATACGACCAAGTCCTACAGGTACGATTGATGTACCTATGTTTTTTTTAGGGTCCTTGCTTCCAAAAAAACGGTTTGCAAAAAATGTGCCTGCAGTGGATAGTATTCCCATTGTTAGTAGTTATTTACTTGTTTAGTTGCGCTTCCCCATCTCACACGTGCGCCTGACTTTGGTTGTATAAGTGGCAAATCGGCTGTTAAATCACCATTTGATATTCTCTTTAGCCATAACACTGCATCGTCATAACGTTTTACACGTAAATCAGGGATATTACGTGGTGCTATTCTGCTATGCAAGTGGTACAAGGCAATGTCAATACAGATGTTTACTAACTGATGATTACGATTGTCTCCAGCAGTGAAAACGCCAGTATTGGTAATAGCTTGATTGGGAATAGTATAAGCCCCATTGTCAGTCCAATAAGCAGAACCGTTGTCAGCATTTGGGAATACGTTACGGAGTGGCAAATTAGAAGTATTGCCATACTGCAAAGCTTCTTGTTGTGTCAATATCGGGGTGTCTTGCTTTGCTGTGTACTTCTTACCGGCATAGTAAACATTATCATCCTTTCGATAGAATGTTAAGTAGTTGAATGCTGTGTATGTTGGTGGAAGTATCGTGTAGTACATTGAATTATTTGCACCTAACAAGGTCCAATCGTTTGGCTCGAATGCACCTGATGTGATATTGATGCAGATGTAAACATCGGTTGTACTTGGCTTAATTGCTAAGTCTCCAATTGCATAAGTGACAAGTGCGCTGTATGCTGATGCTGTTAAAATGAGCCTATCACCATAGTAGTAAGTTGCTGACTTCGCGTATGTTTTAAAATCTTTGATTTCATCATCAACAATATATTTTTGTACTAAATAGGTTTTTAACTCAATGATAGCAGCCATTATAGCATAATCTAATAGTGCGCTATCGCTACCAGTGATTTGCGATAGATTATCGGTTTGAATAAGTCGCTTTAAATCACTTGTTTGGATGTATGACATTGTATATTTTGTATAAATTATGTACTTTATGCAAAACTAATAATTATTTTTTGAATAATTACGACCTAATTTTATAGGCGCTGCAACTCCGCCCTTTTGGTATTGGATGTATTCGTTATAAAACACCTGCACAAAGAAATATCTAGTGATATCGACAAAGTGACCGTAAGGCTGGTAGCTCACTTTTGTTGCAGGATCAGTGACCGTTTTTTTATCAACCTTACCGTTTTTATCTTCTTTGGTATTCTCATAATCAGCAATTACAAGCCTACACGATTTGTCAACGCTGTAATTAATTCCCAAATACTCATTTTCAAGGATTTCATTTAAAAAGTCTGCTGATACTCTCACGGATGGATTAGATTTTAATACTGCTCTACGTGGCTTAAAGTCTACTAATTCATTCATCATGAGCCTAAATAAATCATGCCCTTTTTCCTGCTTTACATCGTCTTTCTGACTTGTAGCATCACCTCCGATATAAACAGCTTCCTCATGGCCCCATGACCGTAACTTTCTAATTATCTCCCTACCCATTGCTTTGGTGGTGTTATCGGGATTCCTTAACGCAATAGCATGAACCATACGTGCGCTTTTATTATCGTCTTCAACTTGAAAGAATCCACATGGGAAGTATGGGTTTACGTTTTCATCAAATATTAAATGAACTGCTAATTTAGGATTGTAAGGATGCAAGCCTGTATGTTTCTCCGACCTCCATTGTTTTAAAAATTCACCGCCAAAGGTTGTTTTACCCCATTCTCCGAGTACTTCAATTTTGTAACGGTTGTAGTTCTTTACCCTCATTGCGTTGTATTTGGCTATTATCGCAGTATCGATATATCCATACTCTTCATCTACAGTCGTTGTAACTCCATTGACTGTGTAAGACTTTCCTTTGCTCCCGGTAATAAAAAAATTATCCTCATAAGTTGTTTTAATCAATACGAACCATCCACATGATGACCTTTTAACATACGAATGCTCACATGGCAATTTATGATTAGTGTCTTCCCACTGAATTTTATCGATTAGATTTGTTTTTACCCAGCTCATTTCATCTATCGGGTTCCATGTTGGAAATATCTTCTGCCCGGGTATTCCCCGTAAAGACATCTCAAAAGCATCATACTCGCCTTCGTTAAATGTATTCAATTCATCCGGCATCAGATAATGATAACCTTCAACTCCTTTTGCTTTCTCTTCATCATCTATACCGGTCAGCACTATTTCACTCCCATTACTGCACCTGGCTATACGGTCCATTTTTTTAAATGCCGGGTATAGATGCGTTTTGTCTATAGCAGAGAATAAAGACTTTTTTAGTGTTTTCTCAATAGTGGTAGACTCTTTGCGAAGTGCTATAGATGATTTTCCGTGCAACGCTGCCTCTTTGCCTAATATCTGTAGAATGGAAAATGTTTTTGCTGAGGATTTGCCACCATAAACAAATATTGTTCGAATAGAATTATCTTTTATTAAAAAATTTAGAATGAAATACAGTGGATTAAACCACTTTTTGTCAAATCTTGCAACCATTATTCGTATTTTTCTTCTATTGCGTCTAAACCTACTTTCATTACCACTTCCGACTTATCTATTTGATCCTCAATGCCCTTGTTTATCGTTTCAATAGCTTTGGCGTTGCCTGCTTTGGCATTGACTATCAGGCTTTTGATGTATTCATCAAGATTCTTTCCTGTAGACATTTTTTTGACAATTGCTTGCGTTAGCATCTTTCTTGCACGCCATTTTTCCCATCCTTCTTTTTTTAATTTAGGATCAGGTTGTGCCTGTTCAGTGCCAAACCTTTTACCCTCAACTCCTGTCAGTAGCTTTCGTGGTTTTTTCGTGGTTTTTTCTGCCATAATGCAAAGTTATACTTTTTATAAAAATAATGTACAAATTATAATTTTACGGTTTTGGTGGTTGTGGTTTGTGGATGGGTTGGCTTATTCTTCTTGTTTTATATTCACATTGTTTTTTTGCTTCACGATATGCTGTGAATTTATTTGATGCTTCACATTGACCCCATAATGGGTATCTTGTATCAATTAAATAATATCGGCAAAACCATCTTCTTTTTTTCTCTCTAATCCATGCCCAATGTAGTTCAACGCATATACCATTTTTTTCTGTAATTATTGTTACGCCGAATGGGTCTTTTAATACTTTTTTTCTCATGTTATCTATTGTTTAAACGGTTTCGGGTGTGGTATCCATGCTATTATATCATAAGAAACCTCATTCATAATATCAGTATCATAGAAAAACTTTTTTTTTAACTTTCTAAAATTGTGATATTATAAATTTCCTTCATTTGTTTAGCCTTGATTTTGTATTCGGGAGTTCTGCAACCTTTGCTGTCTTCTACAACAAAATCCTTTTTCTCATAATCCAGATACAGAAAATCGCAAACGTATGAGCATCCGACAAGTTTAAATTCATACTGCAGTATCGGTTTGCTGATTAATCCTGCTTTGTGCTTAAGCATCAGCTCGGTAAATCTATTCGCTTCCCGGGTGCTATCGAATTTCAAACCGTCCACTATTTTTTTAACATTTCCGTACTTGCTACGTTTTACAGTCGGTTCTGCACCTGGCAATTTACCTGTCTTTGCGTAATGCTGATATTGTTCTGCTGTCATTCGGTCTGTCATTTTTTAATATTGGTTTTTGGTGGATAGGCGAAGGTTTTATCGGTTAGTAAGTAGTTATAGGCAATAGGGCAGACGTTCTTCGTTTCAACATTTGTGGAAGAAAAAAAGAAAAAATGCCCCACGCTTCTTTTGTTTTTTCAAAACAATTTGGGTTGAGAGTATTCTCGTTCAAGTCGTTCATTTAATAGTTTATAAAATTGTTCATTCATTTCACTTCCTATGTAGTTTCTCTTTTCAATTATACAGGCGTGTGCAGTCGTTCCGCTACCCATATATCCATCAAAAACTATTTCTCCTTCCTGAGTGTATGTTTGTATCATATACCGCATTAAATCAATTGGCTTTTCAGTTGGGTGTATTCTATCGCTTCTCATTCCTGCACCTGAAAAATCAATAATGCTTTCAGGGTAGTATTCATCATTAAATGTTATTTCACTTCCTGCACCATTAAAAGTTCCGTGCTTATCGGTTATTCCACCCTTTGCCCTGTAAACGCCTTTTCTTTTTATCGGATAGTATCTGCAAGCTCCTTTTCCAAATACCACCACATCTTCGTGTATTTTTAATGGTTGCCTTTTTGCAAGTATTCCATTTCCTGCAAGTTTCTTATTCCATACCCAGCAATATTTAAACAGTTTTTCGTTGCTTAAAATCAGTTTGCTTGTAAATGGTTGGCTTGCAGTCATTATTACCATTCCATCAGGTTTTAATATTCGTTCCCATTCCTTCCACATTACTTCAAAATCGGGTATAATATCCCATTCATTTCCAGTAGTTCCGTATGGTGGGTCTTGCAAAATTAAATCTACTGTTCCGCTTTCAATTCGGCTCATAGTAATTAAGCAGTCCTCATTAAAAATTGTATTTAAAATTCCCTCCCTCATTTTTTCTTTTTTTATTTAGTGCTTCGATTAAACATTCTGCTAAAAATCCCTACTGCCTATAACACGGGTTTTGTGCAATTTGCCCTATTAACTTTTGTCTATAATTTGAGCATTTGTGCAAGGGCAAACTGACACAAAGCCCGAAACCGTTAGCGGTAATGCTCAAGACGTTCCGCATATTCTTGATACTCTTTTATTCGTTGTGAAAAATGGTTGTAATATTTCTGCGATAGTTGAATGAAATCCAAAGGTGCTTCATTGTCAATTAACCAATGTAAATGCAACCTTTCTTTTTCTTTCATTGCTTCAATTCTTGGAATAAAATCGTTTAATAATTGTTCCTTGAATGAAGGACTACCGCTAACAACACCTAAACAAGATGGCTCATTTTCGTTTTCTAAAGACGTTTTTTCTGTAATCATAATTTGTTTATTTAATAATATTTTGTAGTGGAAAACGCCACCTCGTTTAGCTGCGATACGTTACCAGCAATGCCAGCGACCGTGCTAAAACAACCGTAATTGTGATTTAAAGTCATTAAAACGCTTTTCTTGTGCTTCATAATAATCTTTATCAAGTTCAAAGCCAGTAAACGGAAATTTTAATTCATTACAAGCCAATCTAATTGAGCCACTTCCCAAATGTGTATCTAAAATCAAATTGCCTTCCTCTGCATAATTATCTAAAATCCATTTGTATAATGCCACAGGTTTTTGTGTTGGATGTATTCTTTGCTCTTTGTCCTTCATATTTTGTTGCAGTAATCCCCACCACCTCCAACTAAATTTCCTTACTGCTTTATCAAATGAAGTCCAAGCCAATTCACAGTCTGCCTGATAGCTTTCTCCATTGTCTTTATCCCAAACAATCCAACCACTTGCATTATATGGCATTCGTTCAATAAAATGATTTGCACCCCATACAATTTGATTTTTAGATACCCTAAATAGTTGTTCAAAATATTCTTTTGATGGTGGCTCATTATCCCATTCTCCGCCCTTATATTTCCTTGCTGCAACCTTAAAATTTCCGCCTTTAAAATTTCCGTTTCCTGCCAGTGTATGTCCTCCTTTATTTATTCCAATTCCGTATGGTGGGTCAACAATAGCAAGGTCAAAGTGATTATCAGAAAAGCGTTTTAAACCCTCTACACAATCCTCATTATACACCACAGAAGGCACTGCACCTAACACGGTATTGGCAAAATTGCCGTTCTGTTTTTCAATTAAACTTTCGTCCATAATTTCAACTTTTGTTTTTCAATTTAGATTT